CATTTACCGTCCACTTGCGTAAACGGACTGCGTAGACACGACAGCAAGTCAAACCACTTCTCTGGGAGAAGGAGCTCGACTAGCACTGAGCTGACCGTGTCGCTTGCATTGGACAGATCCACTGTGCTGAGGTGGCCAAGGAGACTACCATTCTTCGCCTCACGGCGATGGGTCTCCTGACCGCTCTTGAGATCAATCCCAGCGAGGAGCAAGCGCTTCTTCAAGAAGGCGCCCACTCCGAGTTGGAAGTAGATGTTCAGAGACGGCTCAATGGCTATTCCTCGTTCACGGAGGGCGTCTTTCGGGACCGTCGTAAAACGGTTTCCCCTGACAACCTCTGGGTGAAATGGAACTGTTGAGTCTGCTGCCCGGGCGCGAGCCCAGGCCGTGCGCTCCCAAAGCGGGAGCAAAGAAAGGCACTCAGCAGTACTCGTAGCGCGAGATGCGATTTTATCGGGCACCGTCGTCAGACGACCTCGATCGCGGAACGTTGCACCGGGTCCAAAGCGACACAAGTCTAGATCCAAAGGGATCCTCCCAATAAGCTGTGACAATCTTCTTTTCACACCGCTGACAAAATCAGCAATGCGCAACTCCTGTACCATCTCAGGGACCGCGAGGTCCACGGGATAGTGGTTATGGAGAAGAGATTGCAGTCGCAGATTGGTAGCTTTACAGACACGCTCACATTCCCAAAAGGTCTTGCGAGCCTCTGCCCCTCGATCTACCCCAACGTCAAAATCCGGTATCTTCCGAAGAAGGTCCGTGATGATTACATCGGTGTGGTAGCTCTCAGCGGTCAGGTAGTGCGTAGGATCAACTCTCAAAGAGAGAAGCTGTCCATACTCTTTTGCCTTACACAGCATTGCTGCCGTAAGACTTCTGGGAGTATCCGCGTCCTCACACATGATGAGGAACATCCTCTCCAATTCCTGGGGAAGGATATACATGAAGGTGGCTCCTTGTGTTAGGTCGGCGCGTAGCCGGAACTCACACAGGACTTGATCAGCGTGGACGCGACCAAGTTAGCCATTTGCGCAGCCGCTTCAGAGATTTCAGTCGTCTCGACTTCCGTCGGGACAGTGAACTGAAAGGAGAAGGGAATGCGCGCCTTCACAGTGGTGAGACTCAGGTTGGTATCCGTCACAAGCCACGGGTAGCTTCCGCTACCTGTGATGCGACGGGCCGTCCGGGGCCCATTCCACTCACTGGCCAAGGAAAATGTCGGCATATTTGCCGGCGAGTCCGCGCCGGCTTCGGCGCGCCAGTGA